CCCTCAACCAACGCTCGCCGTATGGTTCCTGCCTGCGCCAAATTCTTCGATGCCGTAGTAGATAAGAAACTGAAACACGATGGAGACCCAATCTTGGCTCGCCATCTCTCAAACGCCGTAGTGAAAACCGACAATCTAGGAGTCAGGATAGTGAAAGAGAACAGAGCATCATCTCGCCGTATTGACGCTGCCGTTGCAGCAGTCATAGCGGTAGATAGAGCCTTACAGGTTAGAATAGAACCAGAACAACAAGTGCCGGGTGTCTATGTCTTCTAAGGTTGTAATAGCTTCACAGGTTGCAGGTGCAATCGCTGTGAGTGTAGGAATTGGGCTTATCTTTATCCCTGCCGGAATCATTACTGCTGGCTTGTTCTCTATTCTGTTCGGTATTGCCCTAGAGAGGCGTTGATGCTAGGAAACATTTTTGAGAAGCGAGCGGTAACACCTAACTCGCTTTGGGGAGCTGGACTCGACTTCGAGCTTCAGAACAACTCCGGCACATTCATTGATGAAGACAATGTCTACAAACTTGCAGGGGTATCCGCTGCCATCTCGCTAATTGCTGGCACTATCTCTACCCTGCCGATGGATGCTTGGGTTCGCAGAGACGGACAGAAGCTCCTCATGCGACCAAAGCCTGACTGGGTGAACAGACCAGATGTTTCGTTCGTTGATCGCACTCCATTCATCAGCTCAATCATCGCTTCCCTAATGCTTGACGGCAACGCTTTCATCAGAGTCTTTAGAGACGAAGAAGGCTTGCCAATCAACCTCACAGTTCTAAACCCAACTAAGGTCAAGGTCGAAAGAAACCGAGTTGGGCGTGTTGTCTTTACTTACGAGGATGACCAGAAGAAATACACCTCTGACCAAATCCTGCACATTGTCGAATCAGTAATGCGACCCGGCGCTGTCCGAGGCGTGTCACGAGTTGAGGCGATGAAAGACGCACTAGGTCTTGGACTCGCTCTTGACTCTTACGCTCAGAGATTCTTTGGACAGGGCGCATCAGGAAACTATGCCCTTGTCACTCCTGCCACCTTGACTGAAGACCAAGCTAAGGCTTTAGCTAAGTCAGTAGACGCTAGACATGGCGGTTGGAGAAAAGCCCACAAGACTATGGTTTTGCACTCAGGACTAGACATCAAGGACATCGGAGTCAATCCAGAGGAGTCACAGCTTCTCGACTCTCGCAGAATGTTTATCGAAGACCTTTGCCGTATCTGGAACATCCCAAGCCACATGATGAACCTGCCCGGAACTAACACTTACAGCTCAGTCGAAGCAACTCAAATCGAGTTCGTGACCCACACTCTCAGACCTTATGTCGCAATCATCGAGAACTCACTCTCGACTTTGCTTCAGGTCTACCCGAACGGCGTGGGCGCTTTTGTCGAGTTCAACATGAACTCACTGCTAAGAGGAGACGCACAGTCACGCTTCAACGCTTACTCGCAGGGTATTCAGGCTGGAATCTTGACCGCTAATGACGCTCGTGTCGCAGAAGGTCTTTCAAAGATTGACGGCGGAGACATCCTTAGAGTTCCCCTATCTAATGTGAACATTGACGCAGCTGATCTAGTGGCAACTGACAAGCGAGTGGCTATGGCTCAGAAGCTGGTATCAGTTGGTTTCGCACCTGCTGATGTTCTAACAGCTATGGGCTTGCCTGCCATTCCACACACAGGAGTCCCAAGCACTCAGCTTCAAGCCGTTGCTCAAATCAACCCACTTGACCCACAATCCGTTTATGAGGAGAACTAATGGGATTACTAGCAAGCAATTTCAGCATTGGGACTGTGGCAGCGATAATCGCACCAGCAGACTCGAACCCACAAAGCATCCACATTCACAACAACTCTGAACACACAATCTATGTCGGGTCAAGCAATGTGACAACCACCACAGGATTGAACATCCTGAAACAGCAGAGCGAAGAATTTTATTTGACACCCGGAGACAACCTATTTGCTATCTCCGATGGTGCTAGCCGAGATGTGAGAGTTTTGAGGTTGAGCAAGTGATTAGCCCGGGCAGATACAACATAACCGCTTATCAAGGCGCAACTTATGACCTGCGCCTAACTTGGTCAATCGGTGGCACAGCAGTCAATCTGACAGGCTACACAGCAGCAATGCAGGTAAGAGAAGCACCTGACTCCGCCACTCCTGTCTTGAACCTAACTAACGGATCAGGCATCACACTAGGCGGAACCGCCGGAACTATTCAGATAAATGTCGGTCATCAGACAATGGGTTCGGTTGTCGCAGGTCAGTATCTATACGACCTAGAACTCAACTCAGGCTCACAAGTCACTCGCCTAGTGCAAGGAATCTTTACAGTTCAGGCAGAGGTTACTAAGTAATGTCAGCTTCGGTTATCGAAATTGTCGAAACAAACACAACGCTCACAGTTCAAGAAACTAGCGTAGACATTGCCGTAACCGAAACCGAAACAAACATCACGCTCTCTAACGCACAAGGCCCACAAGGTATTCAGGGAATACAAGGGCCAATCGGACTTTCTAACACGCTTACAATCGGAACAGTCACAGCGAGCGCACCCGGCGGAGATGCAGGCGCAACTCTTACAGGCACATCACCTAATCAAACTTTGAGTTTGGTAATCCCAAGAGGCATACAAGGCACTCAGGGTATTCAAGGTATTCAGGGTCTAATAGGAGCGACCGGGCCACAAGGTGCAACTGGCCCTCAAGGCGCTAAAGGTGATAAAGGCGATAAAGGCGATACAGGTGCTACTGGAGCCACAGGCCCACAGGGTGAAGTTGGGCCACAGGGTGTTCGAGGCGATAAGGGCGATGTTGGTGCAACTGGCGCAACTGGCCCAACAGGCCCTACTGGGCCACAAGGGGCAAAGGGCGATAAAGGTGACAAGGGCGATACAGGTTCAACTGGGCCAACAGGTGCAACAGGAGCTACTGGTGCAACAGGGCCGCAGGGTATTCAAGGACTAAAGGGAGATAAGGGTGACAAAGGGGACACAGGAGATACTGGCCCGACTGGCGCAACTGGGCCTACTGGTGCTACTGGGCCGACTGGCCCACAAGGCGCACAAGGAATACAGGGAGCAACTGGCCCACAAGGGCCAACTGGAGCGACAGGCCCAACAGGGCCAACAGGAGTAGTAACCGCAACAGCACCCCTGACCTATGACGCACCAACTCAGACAGTTGCAATAAATACCACCGCCGCAGGTATAACAATAAATGGAACAGCAGTCGCACTAGGCGGAACGATTACTGTGTTAGCGAGGCTTGGATAATGCCTTATTACATTACAAACACAAACCCTGACTGTGACGGCTGGGCTGTCGAGAAAGAAGACGGGGAAGTTATTGGCTGTCACAATGACAAGCAGTCAGCTATTGACCAGATGGTCGCAGTATCTATTGCCGAAGACATTGCACCCGGTGGAGAACGAGCGCAGGAAGAAAGACAAATAGACCTAAGCCCACCTGCCTACATGAGAGCATCAGCTCGCAGGGGTCTTGAGTGGTATTCAGAAGGCTTAGGCGGAGATGGTTTAGTAGACCGCACAATCCGAGAAGCAAGAGAGATGGCAGAGGGTCGAGTCTCTGCTGACAAGTGGGTCAGGATTCAGGCGTGGATTGCTCGCCACTTAGTAGACCTAGACGCACCTGACGCAGACCCAAGCTCAGAGAATTTCCCATCAGCAGGAGTTGTTGCAATGGCTCTATGGGGTGGCGGAACAACCAAACGATCAGCGCAACGAGCGCAGGCTTACGCAGAAGGCGTTGTCGCTAGACTAGAAGCCGAAGAAGAACGAGGAAAGATGAAACAAGAAACCAGAAACTTTGACGCTCAGTTTGAGCTAAGAGAAGACGGCGATGGCATGACCTTTGTTGGTTACGCCGCTAAGTTCAACTCACCATCTGAAGACTTGGGTGGATTCGTTGAGACAATCGAGCCAGGCGCTTTCCGCCGTTCGCTACGCTCACGCAACGATGTCAAGCTCTTGGTCAATCACGACACAGGCAGAGTCTTGGCATCCTCACGCTCTGGCACTATGAGACTTTACGAAGACGAGACTGGACTAAGAGTCGAGGCTTCCCTGCCTAACACTTCTGATGGCAGAGACATGGCAGAGCTTCTAAAGCGTGGAGACCTAAACAAAATGTCATTCGGCTTTGCAGTTCAGAAAGACTCTTGGAACAACGAGATGACCGAAAGAACTCTGAAGTCTGTTCGTTTGTTTGAGGTTTCAATCGTGGCTTTCCCTGCATACGCTGCAACCGAGGCGCTTGTTCGCTCACTAGACAAGGCAGCTAAGAGAGCAGCCGTAGACGCTGACCAGCTAGCAGACGCAGTTCTAAAGTTGGAAGAAGGCGCAGACCTGTCCGACTCAGAGGCAGAGCTAATCAAGACTGTGGTGAACTCCCTGACTCCGACACAGGTAAAGGAAGAAGAACCAACTGAGGAAGAACTAAACTTGCTCGACCTAAAGCGTAAGCAACTAGACCTACTACTAAAGAGGAACTAATGGCTACCAGAGACGAAATCAAGAGAACAATTCTTGCAGTCGCAGGAGACCCAACTGTCGGAGAGATTTACTCTCTAGCTGACAAGTGGGCAGATGCAATTTGGAAACTTGATAATCCAAACTTCGCTGTCAAAGAAGATGGCGAAACAAACGGCAGCCAATCGGCGAGTGCTGCCACAAGGGAAACTCGCATTACTCAGCCAACAGAAACACGCTAACCCCCTTCAGCGTTTGTTGCTATTAGCGAGTTCCACCCCGTAGGGTCTTTTCCTTTCTACCTACGGGGTTTCCCCTACCCTGTGATGTAGAATAAAAACATGGCTGAGTGTAAGCACCGCCTGTTTTCAGTTCTGAGTAAGCTCGGCTGATGTCAAATAACTAATAGGAGAAAACCCAATGTCACAGTCCTTTATCAAGGCTCAGGCAGAGGCTCGTGCAAAGGCGTGGGAAGAAGCAAAGGCCCTTCTTGACACCGCTGCTGCTGAAAAGCGTGATCTAACCTCTGAGGAGACTCAGAAGTTTGACCGCATCAACGCAGAACTAGACGAGCGTGCTGCTGCAATCGAGACAATTCGCAAGGCAGAAGAGCGTGAGGCTAAGGCCGCTGCTGCTGCTTCTGACTTCACAGTAGCCGAGACCAACAAGTCCGACTACGACTATGTTCGTTCCCTAGCAAAGGGTGAGATTCGTTCTCACAACTTTGAGACTCGTGGAACACTAACCCCATCCAACTCATCTGGTGTTGTACCACAGAGCTTCGTTGCTCGTGTATACGACCTAGCTCGTGAAGTTGGCCCAATGCTGGATGTTTCTGAAGTATTCAACACCCAGTCCGGTGAAGACCTAAAGATCCCAACCCTAACCGCTTACGGAACCGCAGGTTACGAAGCACCAGGCGCAGAGATTGACGAGTCAGAGCCAACCTTCAGCTCAATCACTCTTGGCGCTAAGAAGTATGCTTTCCTAGTTCCAGTAGCTCGTGAGCTAATCGAAGATGGTGGAGTAGACATCGCTGAGGTTCTAGCTCGTGCAGCTGGTAACTCAATCGGTGTTGCTGTAAACGCAGCTCTAACTACTGGTGCAGGTGGAGCTTCTGCTCCAACCGGTATCGTGACCGCAGCAGGAACCGGTGTTTCCGGAACCATCGCTGGTGGTCTATTCACGGCAGATCAGCTAATTGACCTTGTCTACTCAGTAGACGGCGCAGTTCGCAGATTGCAGGGAACTGGATGGCTAATGTCCCCAACCGCAATCCGCAACGCTCGTAAGCTCAAGGACAACGATGGTCAATACCTGTTCCAGCCTTCACTTCAGGCTGGTCAGCCAGACACCCTACTTGGCTTCCGAGTAAACGAGAACCCAGGAATGGCAGCTGTTGGTTCAGCTTCCGCTTCTGTTGGTTTCGGATACCTACCAAGCTACAAGGTTCGTGTTGCAGGCGGTCTACGAGTAGACAGAAGCGATGACTACAAGTTCGCAAATGACCTTGCAGTCTTCCGTTTCTTGATTCGTGTAGATGGAAACCTCTCACACCAAGACCACTTCAAGATTTTCCGTGGATCGGCTGCTTAGTCTTTCCTAGAAACTCTGGCGAAACCCTCACCCAAAAGGTGGGGGTTTTTGCTATTGTGGGGACAGAAAGGAAATTATGAAGCCAGAGAAATTAGACCTGACCATAACCACATGGTCCAACTCCCCTTATCAGCCGACAGGCTACGGGATGCAGGTTGGGATTCTGCTCGATTACTTAGTGAAGCATGGAGTCAATGCTGCTCACCAATCCAACTGGGGACTAGAGGGAAGCAACTCCACTTACAAAACTGCCTTTGGTGAAATCCCTCACTACGCAAGAGGCTACGAGCCAATGTCACAAGACGCTCTCGCAATCGCTCACAAGATGCAGGCGCAGAAGAAAGATTACAAAGATTACATCCTGACTCTTGGAGATGTTTGGACTCTAAAGCCAGAAGCATGGCCCACCCAGGAGTTTCCAAGAATCCTGTCTTGGGTTCCACTAGATCACATCTCAATGCCACCTGCCGTCAAGCGTTGGTTAGAGAAAGACAATGTCACGCCTATCGCTATGGCTCCGTTTGGAAAAGAACAGCTAGATGAAAACGGAATCGAAGGTATCTACATCCCTCACTCGATTGACACAGTTTCTACTTTCAAGCCAACCGAGAAAATCGGCAAGCAAGATGCTAGAGAGTTCTTGGGACTGCAAGACACAGACTTCCTAATCATGATGAACTCAGCCAACAAAGCTAATAAGTCAATTCACCGCAAGGCTTTCGCTGAAGCTCTGATGGCTTTCGCTGTGTTCAAGCAGAAAGTCCCAAACGCTTATCTATACATTCACACAGAGCCAAAGGGCATCTATGGTGGATTCGACCTGCCGAGATTAGTCGCTGCCTGCGGTGTGCCTATGGATGCTGTTATCTTCCCTGACGCTGTGGATTACAGACTAGGACTCGATCCGAAAGACTTAGCTGGCTTCTACTCGACTGCCGATGTTGCCCTGCAACTATCTCTCGGCGGTGGGTTTGAAATACCGATAATCGAGGCACAGGCGTGTTCGACTCGTGTGATCACTACTGACTGGACTGGCCCAAGAGACCTAGTTGCAGAGGATGGCTTCAAGGTCACTGGACAGTTGTTCTGGGATGAGGCGCAGGCAGCATGGTGGAAGACCCCATCTATTGCCTCAATCGTTACTCAGCTAGAAAACTCTTATGAGGTTTGGAAGGCAGAGGGCAGACACTCAGAGACATCAAGAAAGTTCGCTCAGAACTTTGACTCAGCTAAGGTTTGGAATCAGTATTGGTTGCCATTCCTAAAGGGGCTTGTGTGATTCTTATTGTCCCTGTCTTGAACCGCTACGACCTTTTACAGCGTATGGTTCACAGCATTGACTACGAGATTTCTGACCTGCTGATTATTGACAATGGCAGGGAACTAAAAGACCTAGATGTCCCTGATGTTGTAAAGCGAACTCACATCCTGACTATGCCAACCAATCAAGGCGTATCAGGTAGCTGGAACTTGGGAATCAAGTGTTTTCCCTTTGAGCCGTTTTGGACTTTCACCTCAGCCGATAATCAGTTCAAACCCGGTGCGCTAGAGAACCTAGCCAAGACATCTCGACCTGATGCCCTAACCCTCAACTCACTCTGGCCTCACTACCAAAGTTTCAGCGTTGGGGAACAGATAGTGCAAGAGGTAGGGCTGTTTGACGAGTCCATCTACCCCATCTACTTTGAGGACAACGACTACGAACGCAGGGTAACGAATAAAGGATTCTCTGTCCTAAAGGCAGATGTCCCAGTCCACCATGACAACGCTTCCACAATCACTGATCCGAACTACGCAAACCGCAACGGCGTGAGCTGGCCTTCCAATCAGGCTTACTTCCAAAACAAATGCGACACTAATGACTTCACAGAGGGTCGCTGGAACCTAGAAAGAATAAGGGCAAACAGTTGGCACAAGTAACAATCACAGGAGTCGCAGGATTCTTAGGCTCGCACCTAGCTGACCTGTTTCTAGCCGAGGGCTGGAAGGTCAAGGGCGTAGATTCCCTAGTCGGGGGATACCTGTCTAATGTCCCCGATGGCGTGGAGTTTTATGAGGCTGACCTAGCTTGGGACCTCGAACTGATGGAAGACGGATTCATCGGCTCAGATTTGGTCATACACGCCGCCTGCACGGCTTATGAGGGGCTTTCAGTCTTCTCCCCTAGTCTGGTCGTGCAGAACACAGTTCAAGCCACTACAAACGCTCTGGTGGCTTCTCAGAGGCATGGCGTTCAGAAGTTTGTTTACCTGTCATCTATGGCTCGCTACGGCACACTTCCAACCCCTTATACCGAAGACATGACCCTTGCACCGCAAGACCCCTACGGCATTGCAAAGATGGCTTCAGAACTCTTGGTCAAGAACATCTGCGAGACTCATGAGATGGACTGGGTAATTCTTGTCCCTCACAACATCATTGGGCCACGCCAGAAATACGATGACCCTTTCCGCAATGTGGCTTCGATTATGACTAACCGACTCTTGCAAGGCAAGCCACCAATCATCTACGGCGATGGAACTCAGATGAGATGCTTTAGCTTTATTGACGATGTAATCGAACCGCTCTACACCGCCTGCCTAAGTGACGAGGCTGTGGGCGAGGTAATAAACATTGGCCCTGACGAGGAATCGGTCACAATAAACGAACTTGCAGGCAGGTTACAGAAAATTATAGGAACAGACTTCGAGCCAATTTATACCGGGGGCAGACCACAAGAAGTCAAGATTGCCCTTTGCTCTAGCGACAAAGCTAGAAGCCTCTTGGGCTACGAAACCTCAACGACACTAGACGAGGGTCTAACCGAGCTAGTTGAGTGGATCAGAGACAGGGGAGTAAAAGACTTCGAGTATCACTTACCTATCGAAATCGAGTCTGACCGCCTGCCCGACACTTGGGCTAAGCGGTTGTTCTAAAGGTAGAATTTAGGCAGGGAGAAAAATGATTACCAACGGATACGCAACCCTTCAGCAAGTCAAAGCAGCTATCGGAATCCAAGACGGATTCGATGACTCACTACTAGAGATGGCGATTGAATCAGCATCTCGCCAAATTGACTCTTACACCGAGCGTTACTTCTACAACGCTGGAACTG